TGACCTTGTTGCTTGAGTGTCTGTAGTAATGAAATTGTCTGTTAAAATACCATACTTAGAACGCTCTAAACCATTAGCGTCAAGTATTTTAGAATCTGTTGCAGACTTCTCTAAGCCAGTTAAGGCTACATAATACTCAAGAGTTTTAATACGAGTCTCGAAAGAACCAATATCGTTCATAGTAAAGCGACGGTTGTTTTTAAAATCCGCTTTAATTTCTTTAACAGATTCTGTGTACGCTGGCACGTTTAGAGTGTAGATTAGCATATCCTGTTGATCTACAGGAGGAGCAATAGGTTTAACTGACGGTTTACCTTTAACCACACCAAACTCACGAGACGGTTTAACAACAACTTGATCAATTCTAGACAAGTAGTATTCAGCACTTAATGTTGCTACGCTATCAGAATCTACGTTAACTGCACCAGTAATGTTATCTGAACCAATTCCTCTTGTGGGCCTAAAGTCTAAAGCGGAACGTAACTGAGTGAATTTACTATCAGCTTTATTATCAAAATACGTAATGTCGTCGTACGTGAAATTAGAGCCTGCCTTCAGATAAGAATCGACAGTAAACAAACCATCAATTTGTGGTGATGGTGCTGATTGATGGCTTAGATACTTATACTGAACGTAAATTCTACCACGAGGAGAACTATACCCGCGTTTCAATTTAATTGTTGCGTGATCATAGTGAGTTCTTCTTTGGCCATTATCAAACTCGTAATTTGATGTAACGTTATGAGCATCACTAGTCAACATAGCGGTAGTTACGTTGGCTGAGTTTGATAAAGAATCTGTAATACGAACAATCTGATAAACATCAGGTACTTGTAAACTAACGTTTTTACCTGGTGTTTTTAAATCGGTAAGTGTGCTAGCACCATTAAACCAAGTTGCTCCAATATCGTTAAACACGATACCAACACTAGACACTACAGTTTGGTTGGTTGAATTAGATGCGTCTAACGTGTTTGTGGCATCCAATTCAGCAGGAACTTTAGCGTGTAAGTCGACGTCTGCGGTCAGTGGTAATAATTGCTTACCTCGAATAGCACCTGATGTGCCATTTTCCGCATTATTTACTTTAGTTTTAACAACGAAGTCAGCTCTAACGCCAGATGTTCCTACATTGATACTTAGTGAAGACGTACTTACAGCAGTAACCGTAAAGTAGTTGTTAGCTAGACTTAATACAGTATTAGCAACGATACCAGAAGTTCCGTTAGCTGCTGAGTTGTATTTAACAAAACAGGTAATGTTATTCAATATAGTGGTGTCATCTAAAACTCCACCAGCACCCGCAAAAGCAAACGTGTCTGTTCCCTCTGTTGATAACGTAATGATACCACCAGCATCGGATAATTTATCGTGATATACTTTCTTAGAGTAGAAGTCTAGATTCGAAATGGATCCAGCTTTAATAGCGTCGAAAGGTAAATCAAAAACAAGAGCTTGTCTATTTGGTTCTGTGACGTAAGCGTATCCTGTTAAAGTATCTTTCGAGTCTGTATCAATATCTGCAGCAAACGTTTTTGAAAGACCTGAACGAATTACAACAGACTCGGCAACTTTAAAGTCTGAGTCGATAGAGAATGTGTTTGCACTTGATGGCGTGAATGGTAGATTTTGTGATAGCGTAATTACTCGAGTCGAACCAACTGATGACGCAATTAAAATTGGCTGAACTGAAGCGCCACCAGCATCAGTAATTCTAAAATACATATTAGCGTAAGCGTCGTTACTTGCACTAGTTGAGAAACCTGCAGGTAAAGTAATTGTATTTGCAGAAGCGGCAGATGCTATCGTTCCTGTAATAGAATTACCAGTCACATCAAAAACACTAGTTTTCAATGAGTGAGTTTGTCCGTTTGCAGAATCAGTAGAGTCGTTATAACCTAATGTAATTACTCGTAACGAACCAACGATAGTTGAGTTATAGGCAGCGGTCGTAGAAACGTTAACGCTTCCAGTAGGAACACAGTGGATATCTAATTTAGGAAACGTTGATATATCCAACGAACCGTTAACAGAATTTAAAGTTACAGTGCTTCTTACAGCGGTCGGTAAATCGTAATCGGAAATGTTAGACGTGTCACGCGCTCTATCAATAGCGATAGTCGTTGGAGCAATCGTTTGAAATTCGTATCCACCAACGTACGCTTTACCTGGATCAAGAACAGCAGAGAATTTACTTGCTTGAATGTTATTGTTAGCGTCGTAAGATTCTTCTTGTAACGAAATAACGAAAGGATCTACTGTATAGTTACCTGATTCATCAAAGGTACGACGAGCTAGAGTCTTTTCAATTTCACTGTATATAGGGTAATCAATTTCTTTAGTTTTTACACCATTAACGATACGAATGATTTCAAAGAAAGATGAGCTATCTGCAGAATCTAAAGTACGTTTAGATAGAGTTGTTGATATTTTAAATCTGTTTGCACCTGGCGCTTGATAGTTGTATGCACCTTGAGCTGGATCTAGTAGTGATGTGTCATCAATGTAATCAACAATCAACTCTTCAAACTCGATACCAATCTTATATGATGGTTGAGAGAATACGGTTGTTGATAGATGTCCTTTACGATAGAAGGTTTCAAGAACCAAAAATTGTGGGGTTACTTTAACAAATTGTCCTTTGAAATAATAAACACCTTCTTGGATACTTGCTACGTACGAACGACCGACAGCATTTGAACCGTAAACTTGAGCGTATATATTTTGACCAAATATTTTTATTTCGTCATCTTCAGCAAACAAGTTACCACTTAAATACTTAACAATAAGAATAGGTTGAGCAGTCGAAGTGTCTACAGCAATAACTTTTGCACGAACTTGTTTAGATGAGTTGTATGAGGTTATTGTCTTACCTAAAAAATCTGTAGGAGTGATATCGATACTGTTGTATTGTGTTTGAAGAGTAACGTAGTTGGCTCTATCATCCAAAGAGACTTTACCGCCAATGATAGGACTACCACTCTTAAAGATGTGGTTACCAAATTTTTCAATCTGATTAGATAGTATAGTTTGTAGTTGGGTAAGCTCACGCGCTTGGACCGAATACCCAGGTTGGAATAGAACTCGTAAAAAGTTCTTGTCCTCATCAAAGTCGTCATAATATGGATCGTAATTGAACGTAGTTGTCATTTTTTACCTTTAAAAACTAACTATAAATCTAATTTTGTCTATCTGATTGTTGTCTCTACTAATTTTTGCTTTGTCAGAAACGATTAAAGTTTTACCTGAGTATAATTTCATAGATGGGCTAGCTATTCTAGTAGCAACACGTGTTGCTCCAGAAGTGAACCCTTTCAACGCTTGGTTGAGAGATATAGTACCCTTAACATTATTCACGTACAATTCATTTTTAACTTCATCAAAGGATAACACATCAGCAGAAAATGTTGAGGCGCCGTACGTGATCCCTTGGAATACTATTTCATCGTTATTAAAATCACCTATACCTGGTGATGTATTTATTGTCGTGTATAAACTATAAAATTCATCTGTCGCTAGTGCATTCGTAGAAACAATTTTGGGGTTAGAAACTAACATCACTTCCCTAAAATCGTTATCTGTAGGATATATCGAATCTGGTCCTGGTCCTTCAAATTGAATACAGAACATAATGTTATTTGCTCTCAACTCATACTCAGGAGCGTATCCGTGACCATCTTGTGGAGATATTAGAATCTCAGCTGAAGCGTTTAATCCTACACCACCACTAACGTCAGTAAAACTCACGTTTGCTCTAGTATAGTTTGATCCCCTGTCCTGGATAATAATATCTTGGATCTGACCGCCAGAAACGTTAGCTTTCAATATAGCGCCAGTACCGTCACCTTCTACTGTAATAATATTCTGAACTGGACCATTCACATAATTATTACCAGAGTTTGTAATATTTACAATATCAATACTTCCATTAATAGATGCATCACGAACGAATTTGTTAGTGAGAGCAGGCATCCAATTTTCATCCATAAACCATTGTTTTTGGAATGATGATATGGTATACAAGTATTTCCATTTGTAACCATCTGCTGTCATCATATAAGGCTCTTCCATTGATGTTGTGGATAGAGTTAGTGATGGCTCTGAAGTAGACACAACACCTTCATTATTATTCAAACACTTGAACACTTGGTCGGAAGAATTCTTAACGTAAAAGTTTGTTGTTGACTCATACGTGTTGTATACAGTGTTTGATGTCCAATTAATTCTAGGTACAACCAAGTTTGCGTTTACTAACGACGCCACTCTTGCACCGTACGCTCTACGCCAATATTCATTTAACTCATCAATTGACTCACCTGGCGTTGGAATAACCTCAGTGCCAGTATTCCAGGGTGTTTGTTTACCAATAGTAGCGTAGATATAAGATTTTCTATCGTCGGGTAAATATGAATTGGCACCAATATTTAACAAGTTTAAAAATTGTTTTGCCATCAATACTCGGAAGTTTTGTGTAATTAGATTATTCATATTCTTTATTTATTATCTTTTTTCTAGAGTAGTTATTACTGAGTTAGAATTTGTTCTGAAATTTGTATCCACAATGATAGTGTTTCCAGATACACCAGTCACTGTTCTAACTTCGTTATAAACGACGTTTAT